TGAGTGTTGTAGCCCCTGTACCGCCTTGGTTGACACCTATAACCGCGCCAAAATTACCATTGGCAAGAACTGTCCAGTCAATTGAGTCAACACCGACGTTAGTTACTTTGGAAGTTTGGATGTATGTGAAATTTTTGTTCACGGTGCCGTAAAGCACATATGTGAAATCTCCGGAAGAAAACTCCGGAGGCTGGTCTGAATCCAACGCTCGTGTGAGTTTCCAAGGAGTGGAGCCGCTTCCTACATCCCCGGCGGCAGCAAAATAATAAATGCCGTTTTGAAATTTATTAGAAGACTGGTCTTTAACCAAAACACGGTCGTTTATCCCCCATGCCACACCACGCTCAGCAGCTACGCCATCAATATCAAAAACCCCATTTGATGTAGCGGTAAGGGTAGCTAGATACCCAGATGTGCCATTGTCATAGGTAGCGCTAAGTTGTGTAGTTGTAGCTCCCTGCACAGCATCATGCGCATTGATGCCCGATGCAACAGTGTCAACATAAGTTTTATTGGTAACATCTGTCGCTTGAGTAGCCGCCGCTGTCACGGTCATATTAGTTGCCGAGACAACCGACGCCGAAACGGTGTTAGTCACTGTCAAAGAAGGCAATGTTCCAACAACCAAATTACCGGACGTTCCCGTGACCTGACCGGCAAAGTTGGTGCTTTGAGTCAAAGCCGTACCGGAAATGCGGCTGGCTGGCAAAGTGCCCACAACCGTGGCTCCGGCAGTTCCTGTGACGTCTCCAACAAAGTTGGTGCTTTGAGTCAAAGCCGTACCGGTGACTTGAGAGGCGCCTATTGAAAGCAAAGCTTGATTAATGCCTATAGTGGCGGCTGTAGAGGTTCCAGTATTTGTAATAGGAGATGTGACGCTTATGACACCAGAAGGCCCCGTAGCACCTGTGGGACCTTGAGGGCCAGGAGCGCCAGCAATAGTTACAGAGACCTCATTAGCAGCAGGCGGAATAACAATGATTTCATCAGACATCAGTCACCTGCCGGTCAGCAAATACAAGGCCTTTAATGTAAGTTTGCTCAAATGTGGTGACCCCGTTAGTTACTTTCTTAAACTGCAGGTCCCAATAAGATTTCAAGGGGAAACTATCAGTTTGAGCAGATGTAAGAGACAACTTTAATTTGCGCAAATTAACATTTGTTATTTCTACAGTGAAATTAGCCACAATGGTAGGAGACTCGGGATATGTGCGCACTTGGGCTGAGATTATGAAATCCCCAAGAGCTTCAAAAGTATCTGGAAAGTCAAATGTGGCTTCCCAAGAGTCTCCCTGCGTAAGAACGATGTCGTAAACCGAAGCCGTGCTGGGAACAGGGGTGCGGCCCATAAGGTCGTTTTGCAGGTAGACCCGCTCCGGCTTGCGGGAGTCATCAATCTCTTGCGGCACATAAACAGGCACCAGCTTATTGGTGGTGCGGCTAACCCGGCGAAGCGTGCCCATTTCAATGCGCCACAAGCCGATATTGAGCTGCTTGCAAATCTCGTTGTATTGCTCTTTACGTTGGGCAATAATGCTTGTAAGCTGCGCAAAACGCTGGCCTCTGGGAATCTGAACCCCGTCAGGCGCGGAAATATTAATGTCAAAAGCAGAGTCTGTGGCAAGAGCCCACAATGCTTCTATAGACGCCAAAAGCGCCACAGGGTATTCCTCAACATACGGAATTAAGGCAAGTGTCATTTGCCGCCCGTAAGCATCCGTGCGATTGTAAGTATGCTGTGCCACTGCTGTATTAATAAATGTAGTTAAATCACCGTCAGAAAAATACCTGTAGTGCGTACCGGTTACAGTCACAGTTGCAGTGGCAACTGGCGCGGTGGTTAAGTGAATCATGCCCAAAGATTCTTCAACGGTAAAATCCGTGCCTTGGGCTAAAGTTGTTGTTGTGGTGCCTACAATGCGCTTTACGTCAAGATAAGCCGCCTCAACCGGCTTGACTTTAAGGTAAAAATCTTTAGTCGTGCCGTCGCCGTCCAGCACTGTAGAAAACTGCGCTGGCAAATCGCCCAGTTCTAGGCGCACTCTGTCAGTTAACGCGGAAAGCGTGGCCATCTACACTCCTAAACCTATGTATACATCATGCCAAAAAACTGAGAGAAAATCTGCCTAAAAACAAAGACGAGGCCCCAACACAAACTGCCGGGGCCTCGTCTTTTTAAATCAGAGGGAGTTAGATAAATATCCCTTTGACATCAAGTGATTGGCAAGCGCCTTGGTCACCTTGTACTTCTGACCAGCCCGGAAGCTGAAATAATTACCGGCGCCAAAATTCATTGCGTCGATATCCTCAACCACGCGAATAACCACAGACTCGTCGTCTGCGGAGATAACAGTGGTCTCTTCGATAACAACCTCGGCTACCTTGGGCTCCGTGGCGTCAATAACCTCGGTCTCCAAAGCCACCTGGGCCTGAGCAGTTGCCAGAGTAATCTCAGCAGCTCTGCTCTGCTGCTCCTCGATAGCGTCCTTCTGGAGCTTCTCGCGGAGGTTGCCGGTGACATCACCGGGCTTCTTGGCGTTTGCCATAGTGTTCTCCTAATTAGTGTCTGTAAGAGAGCCGGGGGGCTGGGACAAGTCTACCAGCCCCCCGGCGGGTTTAAGCCCTGATGGGCTTAAATCAGTTGGTCGAGGCGACGATAATCGACTGGTCGGTGATGAGACCAAGACCGAAAATCGAGTACCAAGCCAGAGCGTGCTCACGACCGAAGTCGAGGATACCGCCATCGCGGAGCTCGACCGGCAGGGAGATTGCGTGACCGAACGCGTTGTCACCGATGAAGATGGCGTCGTAACGGTCAGAGGCAAGGTTGGTGCCAGCTGAACCACCCGAGGCGTTACCAGTCAGCGTGGTCGGGGTGGTGTAGCCACCGCCAGGGAGGACAACCGGGTTTGCAACCGGGGTGTCAGCGGTCCAGCCGTTACCGGCACCGTTCGGCACCTTGCGGACCTGCGTGGTCTCGATGAACACGCAGTCGTAGAGGCGGCCAATCTCACCGAGCATGAAGTTACCCGGAGCGGCGTACTTCGTGACCTCGATGAACTCAGCGGTGTCGCGGAGACGACGGCTCTGGTGCGGGTGGACGAACGCAACGTAAGTCTCGCCCAGTCTCGGGATGTTCTTGGTCGCCAGCGCTTCAACAGCGTCCTTGACCGTGTTCGGGGTCAGGTAAGACTGGCCGGTCAGAGTAGCGTTCGAGGTGGCAGTAGTACCAGCCGCGTAAGCGTTGTAGCCAGGGTTGGTGCCGATGGCGCCACGGTACTCACCCCAAATCTGCGACGTTGCGTTGTACAGCGTGTCGCGAGACAGGTTGTCGAGGTAGATGGCCATGTTACGGCCCAGCAGACGCGAGGCCGAGGCCATCACGTCGTCAAACGAGGCGTTGAGCAGAAGCTCGGACACCGCCAGCGCGTAACCGTGCTCAGTCACCGTGATGGAGAACTGCTGCGCGGTCAGAGCGTTGGTGGACATGCGCACACCTTCGACCAGCGGAGTTGCCGTGCCGAGGTTGTTGTAACGCATGAAGTTAATCTGAAGACCCGGGGCAACGCCCAGCTCGGTCTTCTTGACGGCGAACTGCTCGAAACGCAGAATCGGCATCGCCTGGAACAGAATTTCCTTAGACCAGATGGTCTGGATAGACTGTGTAAGCTGAGAGTTGGTGCCGGAATATGCAGTCGGGGACGCCGCCAGCACACCGGTACCGGTGATACCACTAGCCACAATGACTCCTTAATTAAGGTTTTTGGTTTGGAGGGGATTACCCGAACAGTCCCTGTGAGCGGCCCCGAGCTTTTTCACTCAGAAGCTGCTGGCGGTACTTCACATATTCGTTCATCGGCATAGCGGCAATTTCCTCCGCTGTGAACTGTCTGTTGCCCGTATTGATGTCCAGAGGTCCGGCTTGGGGGGCGGTTACCCGCGTCCCCGTCATGTCTCGTCGAGCGCTTTGCATTGCCTGCTGCGCCGACTCCAGAATGCGGGAGGAACGCTCCTGCAATCCGGCGATACTTGCGTCAATCTCTTCGATTGTGTTGCCCTGAATCAAATCAACAAGCTCCGGGATGATGTTGTCCCGCACCTGGTCGATTCGAGTCTGGCGGTAATTTTGCACTTCTGCAAAAGTTTTCTCGCGCTCCAGAAGAGCAAAGGCTCGTTCGCGTTCCTGGCGCTCACGCTCCAACTGCTCATTCCACTCAGTCTCTTTAGCCTTCAGAAGCTCTCGGAGTTCCATTTCCTCCTCTTGCTTCCGCTTGGCTTCCTCCGCCTTCTTAGATTCCTGGGCGGCTTGTTCGGCTGCTGCTTGAGCATCTTTGTCCGCCTGAACCCGCTTGAGGGCGTCTAGCTCTTCCTTCAGTTTGTCAATCTGCGGGTAGAGCTTGTCCTTCTCCTGAGCGCGAACTCGGGCCAAATCAGCATCCGTGTAGAACTGGGTGCCGGTGGTGTTAGTGGAGAAGGTGTTAGAGGTTGTAGCAGTAGAAGCGTCAACGCCAGCTACAACCGGAGTCGCACCTGCCTCGGCTGCGAAAGCCTCGGCATTTGCAGAAGTGTTCGTCATGCTTATCCTCACTTATTTTGGGGTCTTTTTCCGATTTTGGGCGTTAGCCCGTGACACATATGACCGACGTAGTTTTCTTACTGTTTCTATTTTGCCGTATGATTGATAAAAAATCTGTTTAAAATCTTTTATCTTTCATACTCTTGCGGAACTTTTCTCTGCGCGAGTTGAGTTCCGTAAGCCTTTGTGACGAGAGCGGTTCTTAACTGCTGCTCGCTTTGTTGCATGGCAGGGGACATGGGGTCCTCGACGCCCATCATCGGAGGAAGCGGTGCCCCGCCTGCCGGAGCGGCTCCAGGAGCGCCAGGAGCTCCGCCTTCAGCCGGGGGTTGCCCGCCCATCATCATGCCCGCAGAAGTCATCTGCGACAGCATCATAATTTCATTTTCAATCATGGTTTGGACAAGCTTGACCGCGCCATCGGATTTAGCGTCATCAATAATTTCAACGCGAATTTCTTCAAGCTTCTCATCCGGGAAGTCCTCGCCCAAAGCTCTAAGAGCACCCGTTTTAGACTCCAGACCCAAGGACATCTTTGTTTGAATCTCATTCAAGACAATTAATTTATCCAGCGGCAACGGCGGCGGGAAGTGGACGTAAGAGCGGTATGTAATCGGGTCTGCAGGATTCAGAACATCTACCTGACCCGGCTTTAAAACCATGTCAACCTGCGGGTTCCAAGAAAGGGCCTCAGGCTCTTTAAGAACGAGAGTCTTTAAAATAAGCTCGTTAATTCTTTGAATGCCGTAGGAATATTGAATAATCTTCTGGTGATATTTGTTCATCAACGGCTGGAACTGAATAGACAGCGCAACGCCTGAGGTATTTGAAATAGGCTGAGCTTGACCAAGCGCTGATTCCGGCACGCCTGTCAATTCGTGCATAGCCCGCTTCATAACCTGCAGGAACTCCATGGCTCCTTGCAATCCCTGCGAACCGCCCTCAAGGTTTTCAACCTTGGCATCTTTGGGAAGGCCACCCCAAACTTTATTGGCGCCCTTTTCTAATTGGTTTGCTTTTGCTCCGATAATAACCGTAACCGGAGCGGCGTGATAGTTGACAATATCAGCAATGTCCGTAGAGACTTCATTATATGTGCGATTAATTGGAATAATGTCATAACAATCAGACAAACCCCAAGGAGAACCAGACACACGAATATTGGGAATGTGAACAACAGGAATAATGCCCAGCGGATTAGGCCGTGAATCAATAAGCTCGTCGTTGATGTATTCTTCAATTACATCCTCCGTCAAAAGCTCGGTGTAGGTGAACACCTGACGAGTGCCCTCAAGAGACGTGCCCCAGAAACGATACTTCAACTTAAAGCGAATGAGGCGGTCGCGGTCGTGAGGGTGGAACTCCGGAAAGCAGAAAGAGGAGTTCAGCGGCAGAATACGAACGCGCCCCGGGTGAAAATGCCCAGCTGTGTCTTCATACGGCTCTTCGTATGCGACCTTAATAAAACAATCGCCCGAAACGCCGCCCTGCTGGCCCATTTCCCAAAGAACAGTCGGCTTGTTGTTGTCAACTTCCCACACGCGCTCAAGCAAATCCGGGACAATAGATTCGGTTTCTTTAGGGCTGCGAAAACCCACGCCGTGCCCAAAAGCAAAGTTAATCATGTAATCCGTGAAGGCACGGTAATAATTCATAATCATCTGGGTCTCACCGGCTTGGCGGCGATAAGAAGTGTGGTGACCCAGATACATCGCCCAGTTAAGCGAATAACGGTTCAGGCGCGGGCCGTGAACCTCGAACTCCTCATCGGCAAGTTCTACAAGGCCCAAGGGGGAAATGGAGATAGTGAGGTCTGACGACGCAGCCCTATAACTAGGGGGCGAAAAATCAATACTCACTTTACCACCTTAAGTTTAATATTAGATTGAATCTTAGCACATACTCAACCGCGAAAGCGGTTGCCGTTCCAAGTGTTTTTTCCGATAGGCCGTTTAATCTTCTTTTTCTTTTCGGCCTCTTTTTTATCCATCTCTTCTTGCTTGTAGTCCCGCATTTTGGGGTCTACTTGAGATTTTTTATCTACAAACTTTCCGCCCATCTGCAAATAGTGAGCGTGAACCCAGTGAGATGCTGACGGGGAGGGCCACTTGTTAAAACGAGCGCGGGCCTGCGCTACAAGCATATTCCACATTTTAGGATTAGCAGGATATTGCTTTGGGCCTTCTTGAACTTCTTGCCCTCTGATATATGGCATTTTTAATCCTAACTTCCCCCCGGCAGGATTTCAGCTCCTGCCGGGGGTCAGCAAATCAGTCGTGGACGACAGCAGGATTCATGCGCATGGCGTGACCGCCGTTACGCACAACCTCTTCAAACACATTCTCACCGTGGTCTGCAAACGCGTCGGCTGCAAACTCCTGGAGAACGGTCGGCGCCTCCACCCAAGCGGCAGAACCAACGTGAGCACGCTCGGCCATGGTCTCCTCCGGAGACTTCTCGAACACGTTCATGTTGTGGTTCATGCGGCCCGGAGCAGAGCCGTAGCCCTGCATAGCGCCCATCTGGAAGTTGTTCGGGACGTCGGTGTCCGTAGCAATACCCTCTTCAAAACGAAGCGGTCCGCGCTGGCCGGGGACGGCTGCGCTCATTTTGCGGTCGTACACATTACCCGGGCGCTCCGGAAACATCGGAGCAGGTGCAATGGTCATTATTACTCCTTAAGGATTGAGGTACCTCATTTAAATTATAGAGGCGGTTTTTAACTAAAAAACGGTGAACTAGAAACTTCTACCTCAGGCATTGTCATGTCCAAAGTAAGACAGCAGGCAATTGCCAAGGAGTCCGCGTAGTCATCGTGGGCGTGTGGCTCGTCCGGAGCCTGTGCCAAAAAGTTGGGCCCTTGGAACTTGGTCTCCAAATCCGTCATCTGCTGGTAGAAGCGCTTCCATGTCCGCAAACGGCGGGTTTTGGCGTGGGCGGGCCAGCCGACCATACGGCGGTCAATAAGGGCTTTTAGGTGCTTCCAGCGCTTGGATTGCTCTGTAAGGCTGCTAGTCAAAGAAACAACTTCTGCACGAGGAAGCAATAATTTCAAACGCTGGGCTACCGCATCACCTACACCATTGGCGTCTACGCCTACTTTAAAAACATTATAAGCGGACAAAAAATTGACAATCTGGAAGTACTGGTCTTCCCAGTCATCGCCTTGAATCTCCAGCCAATTGAGAACGCGGTGGTCGTAATAGCCAAACTCGTCAGGCCGGTCCCAATCCACCCACACCACAGTGACGACGGTGGAGTCCATCTTTCGGGCGGGGTCAATTCCTACTACCACAGGGGTGCGGAAATAGGATTTCACAATCTCTTGGCTGGTATCGCCCAGCTCATCCATTGTTTGGGATGTCACATACATACCGCGCTCTAATAGCCACTTACAGCAGTACGACATTTGGAACTCGTCGGAGTCTTCGCCAGTGCGCAGCATCTCCTTTTTAATGAAGCGGGCATAGTTGGCGTTAACCTTGGCAACGTCTCTCCAATCCCATTCAAAGTGATTCTGGCGAGATTTACTTCCAGTTTGACGCCGCTTGTTAAGTTGAATAGAGCGGTAAAAATTGTTTTTGCTTGTAGTGGGAGTGCCGGTCTTGACCATTGTCCCCGAGTAGTACGCCAACATAGGACTGATGGACTTGGAGACCACGAAGTCATCGGCTTCTTGGCACTCGTCAATAACAATGAGGTGGAAAGACTTTGATTCAATCTTGGCTCTGGGGTTAGCGGTCATCATCATGAGCGTGGAGCCAGAGTTCTTCAACCTAATCTGCCTTGTAACGCCGGGAACTTTGCCCAAAGAGTCATCAATCTCCGGGTCGCCTAAAATCTCTACAGCCCTTTCGCTTGTAAGGCGGTTTACTGAACGCCCGAATAGCGTCTCAACCTGGCCTTCGACGGGGGCAAACATGCCTACCCAAATGCCGTCTTTGAACCGGCCAAGGAGGTCTGGATACATCTTGGCCAACTTCGGCAGCATCACCATCAATGTCACCGCCGTGTTGGCAATGGTCTCGGATTTGCCTGACTGACGAGCAGCAAGAGCGGTAATTTCCTCGCCGTCGTTGATAATGACGGATTCCATGATTCGCCGCGCAAGGGGTTTTTGGTAGGGGTGCAGCTCATGACCTACAAGTGCCGTCATGAATTTCATCATTTTATCAACAAGCTTGTTGACAAATTCTTTAGAGAGCTCGTCTAACTCGTCTTCTTCATTGATTGAGCCTTCTAACGCTTCAATCTCATCGTCATCATAAAGTTCGGCGGTCATATTGTGCATCTCTTATGTAGTTCTGAAATAACAGCATTAAGAGCCTCTGCGCCTTTTAGAGCCTCATCAAGGTACAACTGCTCTTGGGTTGATTGATACTTAGACACACATCTGCTAATCTCATTTAAAGACTGCTCGGCCCATGATGCTAAATCAGCTGTGGGTATACGAGTGACTCTCCGAGCAAGCTTTTCTGGAAACGGTTTTTCCAAGGGCTTTCTTTTAAAAAGCTTCACCAGTATCTCACCTCTTCTAGTTCTACATCTAAATCATAAGACCCGAGTATTTTACGCAAAGCTTCATCGGGGTTGTCAGAAGGTTGGCCCCAGGTTCCTATTGCCACCCCAAGATTTGTAAAGGGGACTCTTATTACAAAGCATTTGCCCTCGCGGAAAGGCTCTTCCGTCTCCTGGCTCCACCCTTTTTCAAACAACGGCTTATGGCCAATGATGTTGTAGCTGACGGTGTCTACATATAGTGGCCCGAAAGATTTCATTATCCCTCTCTAAATTGCGGCGATAAATCCTCAGTGACAAAAGACTCCGGGCGGCGGACATCTCCATAAGCCTGCAGCCCTTGAGAATAATACTGTTGTTCCCGAGATTGTTTGACCACCCAGTCTAGCATTGTAAGCTGGCGACTGCTCTGCGTTGCGCGGTTGACCGGCCCCATATCGTAATTTCCGGAGTCAAAACCGTAGTCTTTTAAAAACTCCCCTTTTGAATGGGCTTGAGTAAATTTTTCCCAGACATCCGCCGGTACTCCGTAATAGTTCCACCAAGTGTTATCCCTAAACACAACAGTCATAATTTGCTTGTTAGCATCATACCCCGCAGCTATTGTGCGCGGTCTTCTTGGATTTGTCGTAGATGTGCCTTTGAGAATCAGTTTTGCAAAGTCCGTTCCAAGCCCGGGGTCGAGCGAATATGTGGGGTCAAACTCACCCGGCTCAGTGGGGTTGCTGTTTAAATCCTCGTAGTTTGTAGGCATTACTCACACTCGTGGTCGTTTAAATCTAAATAATAAATAGCCTCATCGCAGTGATAGCAAAGGAACCACTCATCATCGTTTTCGCCGGAAAATTCAAAGTTGTCCTCTTCACCTGCCGTGTAAGGGTTGATAACCTCTGGGGATTGGAACAACTCACGGGGGAACGGGCCGCTCGGATATTGAGCCCTGTTTGGAACAGGGTGGGCTTGTCGTGCATGAACAGTCTTTATGACGTACATAGCCACCGCCTAAGATAGAAGTCCTTTTATTATACAATAAAAATAAGCGGGGAGTTCATACGCTCCCCGCTTATTTTTTAAAACGTCACTCAGCGGCAGCGCCAACGCCGATTGCGTCATCCTTGGGGTTAATTGCCTGCAGAATCGGGCCGACAACTGCGGTGAGAGCAGCGGTGCCGAGGGTCTTCCAGTCGGTGACGCCAGTCAGGTACAGCGCTGCGGCAGCAGACAAGCCTGCGTACAGGTAACCCTGAATAACGGTTTGTAGGTTCTTGCTCATATTATTCCTAACTTTAGAGGAGCACAGTGCTCTTTAATTTTACTATTCGGATTCCTCGACGTGTTGCTCAAACCGGCCTTCTAATTTAGATAATTTGTTCTCAATCCTGTTTATTGCGTCCCGCATACTGGTTCCATGGTTGGGCTTGTACTCAGCCTCTATGCGGTCTAAACGAGTCTTTATCTTGGTGGTAAAAGCGGCGGCTGCCCAAAGAACTCCGATTGCCTGGAGCGCTACGCCGATTATCTGAACAACATCTGCTGTCATTTCTCTTCTCCAATTAAGCTGAACGCGGAGTTAATCTCATCATCGTCCAGTTTTCCGTCGTCTATGTAACCTTTTGTCAAAGCTTGCAAAACTTGCGCAACGCCTGTTATGCCTGCAATAAGCGCAGACTTCAAAGCGTCTATACCTATCAATGAGCCTGCGCCGATAACCGCTAATGCGGAATGTATGAATACGGCAAGCATCCTGATGGGTATTGTCTTAAATAAGTTGCTCACAGCAATCCTTAAGTAGCGAACACAGGGATGCAACAAAAAGTTCTACTACTTAAATATCACTAATATATTTATATCATCTTCAACGTTTCTGTGAGAGCCGAACTTGACAAAGAGTTCAGTTGTTGGTTAGGTATACTGGAAGGATGACCTAGGGAGGTTACATGAAAAAACTAAGCGCATTATTTTTTTGCGTTATGTTGACTGCTGTAACACTACCAAACAGAGCAATAGCAGAAGCACCGCCAAAGCCTGTGAAAACGGCAGAGGTTAAAGTTAAAAAAACCAAGAAACCAAAGAAAAAAGTTGTATTAGCACCTCGTGAGATTGCGCAACGAGCCAGCCGCTCGGCAGGGCACGCCTTGTACGAGTGGCGGTGTTTGGACATGCTGTGGACAAAGGAAAGCCATTTCAATCCCAAGGCACGCAACAAAAGCACCGGCGCTTATGGCATCGCGCAGTTCATGCCTCAGACATGGGGCAACTACAAAGTAAAGAAAACATCAGACCCAAATCTTCAAATCAAATACGGCCTTCGCTACATTGAAAAACGATATGGGAGCCCTTGTGCAGCCTGGAAACACTGGAAGAGACATCACTGGTATTAAAGCCCCGGGATTTGATGGAACGCAGTTATGCGCTCAATCAGACCCGGAATTGTTTTTTTATGAAGGCTACTCGGATATGATGAAAAAGCTGCCTATTGCACGAGATTTATGCAATAGATGCTCTTTTACAAAACCCTGCCTTGACTATGCTTTAGAAAATGACGTTGAGGGCATATGGGGAGCAACAACATATAATGAGCGCAAAACCATAAGAAAAGAACTAAACTTACCTAAGCCTAAATCTATGTCTGCTGTTGTGGATGAGTTACTAAAACATTTGTACGAATAGCAAAAGGCCCCCGGAAATACCGGGGGCCTTTTACTTTAGGCTATCAGAACTTCTTGACAGCCAGGTTCATCGTGACGGTGGTCAACGTTGCAGCAGTCGCAACCGCTGCAGCAGCAAAGCTGGTGTCAGCAGTGAAGTAGGTCGGGGTAACAACGGTGTTTGCCGGGACGTACCCAAGGGAGACGTACTTCGGGGTAACCTGGTCACCGTAGGTGCCACGCTGCACGAACTTGTCCGGGCCGTAACCTGCGCCGGTCAAGACAGCGCTGTTGGTGGTGCCGGAGGTCAGAATCGGCTGCTCCCACAGGGTCACAGCACCGCCCGAGAGCGGGGTCACCGGGGCAATCGTGAACTTCCAGAAACCAGTCACGCCGTCATAGAACGCCGCCTGCTTCAGCGGACCGAAGGTGAAGGTCGTGGTGGTCGGGGCCGAGGTCACAACCTGAAGGTCGTTGATAGCAGCAAGAACGGTCGCCGTCAAAACGTTGTTCGTGTCAGCGGTCACGCCTGAAATCTTGACCGTCTGGCCAGCGGACAAACCGTGCGCAGCAGCTGTGGTTACGGTCACAACGCCCTGGTCAATGCGAATTGTGCTGGCAGACGTGGTGGTAGAGGTCGCTGTCCACATCAAGTTAGCGCTGGTTGAGGTAGCGCCGTTGTAGAGGTTGAACAAGACGTTGTGAGCAGCAGCGGTGCCACCGGCAAGACCGCGAACGGACGCGCCGACAATTTCGATGTCCTGCGGGAAGGTGAAAGCCTGGGTGTTAACAACCGTCGCAGCGGTGGTGTTAACGGTCAGGGTTCCAATCGGAATCTCCACAAAGGAGATTGACTGGTCGAAAGAACCTGCCATTTTGATTACCTTTTCTCTAGAGAAGAAAGCGCTTTTTGCGCCATAAATAAGTTTAGCCAATCTCCAAATTGGAAACCGGCTAAACTATAATTTTTATTATGAATAAAATTATCTCATAGTAATTGTGTAAGGCACGCTCGTGGTGTCTGAGATGACTCTAACAACAACTGAAGACGTAAGGTCTCCGCCTCTTGACGATGGAATCAAAGTGGTGCCACCGGCAGTCACAATGTAGTTCTCTTTGGCTAGCGCAACAGGCGTTGTGCCGTCTATACGCACAAAAAGGTTACCGCTGCTAGCGCGGTTGCGCACCTCGACAACGTCCGCAGAGCGGCTCATAGTGATGACCTCAACATCAGACGTGGATGTCGAGCTGCTAGTACCGTGGTACACGGCTACTGCGCTGGTAGAAGTGCCTGCCATTATTTGCCTTTCTGGTTATGATAACGGTCAAGCCACTGCTTGCCCATGGTTTTAGCTTGGCCTTTTGAGCTTGCTCCCCATGCCTGCAAAGAAAGCAACAGCCGTGTGGGCTCTCCATTTGGTTTTCTTTCCGGTCCCGGGCTGTTGCCCATGCGGGTTAGGAAAGAGCCCTTGCGGCGCATTTCTTCCGGCGTGGAAGGTCGGCCTTTTACAGGAGCCTTTAAATTATGCCCTTGTGCTTTGGCAGACGCTCTTCCTTTGGCGTTCAGGCCGCCTTTGGGGTTCTGCCCCTCTTTGCGCTGCCATGCAGGTGTTTTAGCCATGATTAAATCTTATCAGAGATTACGGGAATCTTTTATAGCATTGCGAAGAGTTTCACTTCTAGAGCGATTTCTTTTTGTGCGTTTATCTTGCATCGGACCAGAGCCGGTCCTATTAATTTGATGCACGCCCATGTTTTTCACAGGTTTTTGCTTTTTAATCAATTCTGGTGCTCCCCGTTGGGGCCCCTATCAGATTCCATGTACACCCTTATCCTAGGGCGTTCTTGAGAATTAAAAAACATGCGGTGTATGCCAAACCGGGAGTCATTAACTTGAACAGGCTGCATAAGCGCAGCTTTAAATTCTTTTGGGCGATTTTCCATCAGGGCGTCCAACGATTCCATTGGGTAGCATTGGTTTTCTTGCCCTTTTTAGCCCCCGTGGCCCGCGTTAAGTTGTCGCGTTGCTTGCGGGCCTCTGCGTTCTTTTTAAGATTTTTTGCAGGCTTTTTCACAAGGCAGCTTCCCCGGCTGTAATTGCTGCTTTCTCCACAGTGCCTTCTATTGCTGCAAGCTTAGGTTTTGGCTGATATTCAGGGCGGCGGCGTTGCAACTCAGCCAGTTGTGAAGTGTCGCGCTTCTTAGGCGCCAATCTTCTATTCACAGGGCTACCCGGCTTGTTAACACCTTGAATCCACCACATATTCGGGTTCGGGCGCTCCGGCTTGGTCTCAGCCCCCGGCTCAGCATTAGTATCTACGCCGTCAAGATTTGTAGCTTCGGGGTGTTCTTGGTCCTCAGTAAAAGCAGCATTGCGGCTTGCGTTGTCCACAACGCCGTCTTCTTCGCCGCCCGTTTTTTTAATAGGAAGAGTAACGCTGGCATTGCCCGCCCGCACTGAACCGCCGGTGTCGCTAATTAAAGCGTGCAGCTCTCTACTATTTGCTACTAAGTCTTCACCAGCTTCTTTTGCGTGCGCAGCCTGCTGCTCTTTTTCAGTCATACGAACAGCGCCCTGAAGAGTTAGTTTTTCCATTTCATGCTGATGGCGTTGCGCCGCCTCCCTTTGGCGGTTTTCGCTTTCTTCTCTATTAAGCTTAGTTTGGTTTTCCCAATACTCTTTGTACATACGGGGGTCGGTTGACTGGTTTTGAGGAGTCCTACCGCCCACAGAGCGACGGCGACGCATAAGAAGAGCAGCCAAAAGCGCACCTGAACCTGCGGATTTGACCTGCATACCATTATTGATGTCTGGCATTTTTACGCCTTCTTTCCTGCTCTTCTTTTGTTTTCCTTGGCAACATTCTTGCCATGAGGCATTGCACGAAGATTTTTTGCGCCGTCATTTTTCTTGTTATTGTCTTTATGGTCCACATCTACCTTTTTAGATAGTTTACCATTTTTTGCTTCATAATCGGCGCGAGCCTTATTCTGAGATGTAGTCACCCATTTGTCGCCTACTTTTTTCTTGTAGACGACAATCGGCCTGCCACCGTTTTGCTTGGAGCCTTTGTATGGCCCAAACTTCTTTACCTCAGCCACGGCCCACCTCGAAATTGTTCTTCCGAGGCTCATACCCAGGCCCTCTAAGCGAAGAAGGAGATGTTGCCGCTGTAGGCGATTTAATCAAATTTGGCTTAGTTCTTCCAACAGAACGACTTACGCCGCTTAAACCAGCTTTTTCCGGCGGGGAAACGGGTTTGTTATCCGGCGTATTATCTGGAGATGTTCCTGTAGAAACAGGTCTTCTATCCGTGTCACCTTTGCCGTATTGACGCTTTTGGGCTACAAATGTAGGACGTTGCCTAGCCGGGGGTTCATTATTACCGGTAGTTGGTTCCGGTGTAATATCAACTGGAGGCTTCTCTTCTTCACCGCCGCCCGGAGGATTAGTAGGGGGCTTCTCTTCTTCACCGCCGCCCGGAGGGTTGGTAGGAGGCTTCTCTTCCCCACCGCCGCCTGGAGGGTTGGTAGGAGGCTTCTCTTCCCCACCGCCGCCTGGAGGGTTGGTAGGAGGCTTCTCTTCCCCACCGCCGCTCGGAGGGTTGGTAGGAGGCTTCTCTTCCCCACCGCCGCCTGGAGGATTGGTAGGAGGCTTCTCTTCCCCACCGCCGCCCGGATTTGTAGGCGTAGTCTTAATTTTTTTATTGATGTCTGCTAGTGTTTTACTATAACTATCAACTTTTTTAGTGTCACCTTTTTTAGTCCAATAATCAATTAACTGTTGCGCGTATTTTTGAGCATCTTTCCAATTACCTGACTTTTTGGCATTATTCATCAACGTACTTGTTTTAAGTGAATCAAATTTAGTAGCTTTGGCTTCCGCATCAGCTTTTGCCTTAGCGTCTTTATCAGCTTTGGCCTTGGCCTTGGCTTCCGCATCAGCTTTTGC